TATCGGCAATCATTATTAAATCAGCGTCTTTTGCTGAATCGCAAAACCGCTTGACGAAATGCGCCTCGTTCTTGCTGATCGCATATACCGCAATTCGCACAAAATACCCCTTGTTAAATTGGTTGACCGTCTACCGTAATTGCAAATTCATCGCTAACCACTGCCGATGCTGTCGGCTCCGTCACAATGGGTTGCTCGGGTTCGATTACGTCGGGGGCAGTAACTGCAAACTCACACTCCACCCAATCCTTTGCGTCATGGTTCCAATTCCATTGGAAACCGGGACGATCTTCGGGCTTTGGGTCACGCACCACCCACTCGGCATTTTCCCACCGGACTTCCTTACCTTCCGGCGCTTCCGGTTTGGCGGGAACCTCGTACCAACCCTTGTTGTTGTCGATCTGCTCGACGGGGTAGTGGCCTTTGAAACTATACAGAGCCATAAGTCACCTTACAGAGTCAGGAACGCCGTGGTCGGCGGGGTGAAGTTAGAGGTGTAACGGGCGATGCCTTTGGTCAAACGAATATCCTGCATATATCCATTGAAAGAGTAGTTAGCACCCGGACTGCCGCCTGACACGCCAGTTCCAATAGTTAACGGATCAGTTGTATTGATTCTGTTAAAGGAATCTGTACTGGTTTGGGTTGTCCCTATTTGAGAGCCGTTAATAAAGCAGCGTAACGAAGACGCATACCTACTCATCGCAACGTGGTACCAAGTGCCGGTGGCAGGAGTCCAAGCAAACGAATAAATAGTCTGGGTACTTCCGTCATATCGCTGCAACTGTAGATTTGGTGATGTATAAATAACACTCCAACCCGCAGTTTTTAAGTTAGGCGCGCCATTAATGCCGGTGCCTTCCGTAATGAAGTAAATAAAACTCCCTACAGAATCAAACCTAGCCCAAAACTCAATCGTAAAGTCGCCTGTTCCAAAGTCATATATCGCGTTGTTTGGAGCCAGCAACCAATCCCCCGTCCCATCGAAATACATCGACGAGCCGCCGAACTTGCTCTGCGTCGTGCTGATCTGCGCGTTGCCGACCGTCTCAAGATCGTTCTTCGACGTAGCGTCGTAGATGCCCGCGTTGGTGTAATTCAGCAGGAGCGAAGTGTTGGTGATGGCGGTGGGCGGTGCGGTTGGTACGGTGTAGGTTGAGCCAGAGTAAACAGCCGTGCCTTTAACAAATCGAACGCCTGACAAAAATCCGACAACCGGGAATGATCCAATAACCGGCGCGCCAGTAGCGCCGATTCCTAATTGGGTGGTGTTATTAAAATTAGTGCTATTTGTAGCAGACCCAACTGACACACCGTTTTGGTAAAGCGTTAGCGTAGTACCGCTTCGCACAACCGCCATGTGGTTCCATGCGTTAACCGTAACCGCTGTGCTTGATGTAATTACAATGCTGCCAGACGCAATAACCAATATCCTTCCGTCGCCGTTTCCGGTTTGCAAAAGGAACGCGCCAGCCCCCGAGTATCCCTTGTCTATTGGATTTTGGTAGCCAGTAATGTTGTTGGGATACCACCAATATTCAATCGTAAAATCACCGCTACCCATCTGTAGCGCAGCATTATCCGGCACCGTCAGGTAATCCCCACTCCCATCAAAATACCCGCTGCCGCCATTCGTCAAGGCAGACCAAGCAGCCGTGGGGTTGAACGGGGAGAAAGCCTGTACCGATACGTTACCGTTGCGGGTGATGGCAAAGGCGTTGGTGCTGTTGTCGATGAAGCGGTTGCTCTGACAGGTCAGCAGGGATGTGCCGCTGATGGCTGTGAGCGGGGTTGTGCTGGGCGTGAAGTTGGAGGTGTAGACAGCGGTGCCTTTAACCAACCGAACATTGGACAGAAATCCCTTGTAGTCGAAGCCGCTTATATTCCTGCCAATAAGAAACTCGGCAGTAGAACTCCAAGTGCTGTTGTTTGTTGCCGTGGCTACTTGTGTTCCGTTTTTGAAGGTGCGAATCGTTGTGCCAGAACGAGTGATAGCGTAATGCGCCCATTCGCCCACAACATAAGAACCCATGTCATAGTAAACACCTGAACTGCCGTAACCAAACCCAATTTTTCCAACAGAGGTTTCAACACGAATTGCCCAGTCAGTTCCATCAGTAAATCCGGATGCATCTCTGTGACCGATAATTCCTGCTCGATCTGTGTTCCCAGAATCTACATTTACCCAAAATTCGATAGTAAAGTCGCCAGGAATATCAAGTGCAGCATTGTCCGCAACGGACAAGTAATCCCCACTCCCATCAAAATAGTTCCCCCACCCCGTCTGCGAGAATGGCGAGAACGTACCCTGCGTCGTGTTGCCGTTGCGGGTGATCGTGAAGTTGTTCGTGGACGAATCGAGGAACGTGTTGTTCTGCGCTCCGTTCGTGCCGTTACCGGGCAGCAACAGAGTCGTGTAGTCGAAGTACGGGTCAGCCGTCAGCGTGACCGTGCCGCCAATGTTGGGGAACTCTGCCGTTGGGGGCGTGAAATTGTAGGGATAGCGACCAATGCCTTTGGTTACGCGCCAATCGTCAAGATATCCATTCCACGGCCAAGTGCCGCCCGGCTGCTGCCCAATGTTCAGCGTTTTAGAAACCGATCCGATTGAGTTGGCATTTGTAATCGTGGCAAACACGCTGCCGTTGATATATGCCTTGATGACTCCAGCATTGCGTGATGCGGCAAAGTGATACCAAGTTCCGGTCTTAATAAGCCCGGTTGCAAAGAAACTTGTGTTGGCAGTCGTCAAGAAGCGTAACGACCCGTTGTTCTCGATTTGAATCAACCACTCATCAGTCGTTCCCGTAGTCCAAGTGCCGCCCAAAACGTAATACTGATTTGCAAACGAATTGAGGTAAAACCATCCCTCAATGGTGAAGTCGCCGGTTCCAAAATTGATGCTCTGACTGTACGGAGTCGTTAAGTAATCCCCCGTCCCATCAAACAGCATCGACCCCGTGCCGTACTTCTTCACGCTAGTGCTGATCTGGGCATTGCCGACCGTCTCGTAATCCGCATCGGCAGCGTTGTCGAAGATACCGGCGTTGGTGAAGTTGAGTAGGAGTTGGGTGTTGGATATAGCAGTAAGCGGAGCCGTAGGCGGCGTGAAATTCGCCGTATACACAGCCGTACCAATTACAAGACGAATGTTTGCCATATATCCCGTATACGGACGGGAATATCCAGTTTCTGCGCCAATTAAGATTGGTTGCGCGGTATTTGCAAACGCGCCAGTAAATGTCGCTGTAGACGTTGACGTACCATCAATGTACATCGTCAGCGTATTGCTGTTTCGAACAACCGCGATGTGATGCCATGCTCCATCTCGGCAATTTGCTGTGCCAGAAGTAAGAACAGCAGCGCCGAAACTATTAACATCAGCAGACCAAAACGACACGATACCGTTTGCTGTTGCGCCGTTTAGCAGAATCACATACGAACCGGCTGTTGTTCCGCCATCGTCTCGCGCAAACAAAGCGGAATATGCCGTGCTATTGGTGGTATTAACCCACATCTCAATAGTCCAATTTCCGCTTCCTAATTCCATTGCAGCGGCGTCGGCAACACTTAAATAATCCCCACTCCCATCAAAGTAGCCGCTGCCACCGACCGCGCTAGTGCTGTACGGCGTAAGTGGGTTGAAGGGCGAGAAGGGCTGGACGCTGACATTGCCGTTGGCGGTAATAGCAAAGGCGTTAGACGAAGCGTCAAGGAACCTGTTGGCTTGGCAAGTAAGAAGCGAGGTGTTGGTGATAGCCGTCAGGGGCGTGGTTGGAGGCGTAAAATTGGCTGTGTATACGGCGGTGCCTTTAACTACGCGGAAATTAGAAATGTAGCCATTGACTGCGGCAGTTCCAGTTGTTGCCGAACCAATAAATTTATTTACAGCGGCGTCGTTAATCGCGGATGCGTTAGTGGTCGTTGTTCCAGCAACACCGTTAAAGTACGGAGTGAAAGTGCTTCCGCTTCGCACTAGTGCAAGATGATGCCATTGCCCTATACGCAAAGTGCCACCAAAACTTACGCCGCTTGCAATGTTCCAAGTACCACCGCCGCTTGATATGTAATAGACAACGTTTGAACTTGAACAATAAAACGGAATAAGGCTTCCTTGTGCGCCTTGGCTTCCAAAGTCTGCAATAAGTGCATCTGCCGGTAACGACAATGGATAGAACCAACATTCAATAGTGAAGTTGCTACTACCCATTTCCAGAGCAGCGTTATCTGCAACGGTCAGGTAATCGCCCGTCCCATCAAAATAGTTACCCCACCCAGTCTGACTAAACGGACTGAACGAGCCTTGGGTGGTATTCCCGTTGCGCGTGATGGTGAAGTTGTTGGTAGACGAGTCCAAGAACGTATTGTTCTGGCCGCCATTGGTGCCATCGCCGTGCAGCAGCGAGGTGACCGAATAGAAGTACGGATCGACGGCCTGCTGGACAGAGCCGCCTAATAAAAGTTGATGAATGCCGCTCATTAGGTGACGTTTCCGTTGACTACGCAAACCGTGCCAGAAGCAAACAAGATGGTTGCAAGGCCACGGGTGGCAAGCGTCATCGTTGCTTTATCCGAATCGGTCCCTGCGATGTATGCCGTAGAAATTGTGCAAGTGATCGTGATGTTACCAGAGGTGTTGTTAAACACTGATATTACGTCGCCAGCCGCAAACGTGCTGTTTGGAATCGTCACGGAACCGCCGGAACCGATTTCGATGTACTCGCCAACATCTGTGGTCGCTAGCGTGTAACTGGTCGTTTTGGCCGATCCAGACAGCGGAATATTACGATAGCCGACAGCATTTGTGCCGTCAGCCGTACAGTTGACTAACGACCCGGTGCTAGTCCCTGTTCCACCATTAGCAACCGGCAAAGTTCCAGTCGCGCCAGATGTGAGATTAACGGTTCCAAGCGTTTGCTTTAATGATCCATTAGTATCGAACGTGCCATTCGTTGTCCACGTATCGCCAACATTCAGCGTAACTTTTGAAATGGTACGCAACGTACTATTGTTATTGTACGAAACGGTGATAGTTACGGCTGCTGTGTCTTTGTTTTCAATCGTGATCGACTTAATGACGCGCCGCGTAGATGAACCGGGAGCGGCAACTAGGGTAACGGCAGTAGTGCCATTTAACGCGCCATCGGTCGCGCCTTCGGTAAAAGCGGAACCCGTATCGTCGGCCCATGCGGCAGTAAAGTCAGGGTTTGTCGTAGCCGCCGCCCCGGACATGGCGACTTGAATAGATTTGGTCGTCGCGTCTAAAACTAATGTTGTCATGTCATGTCCTCACGAAATAAACCAAGCAAACGCATTGCTGCCGCTTGAACCAGTTGGGCCAGTTGGGCCGATTGTACCTGTAGAACCGGTCGGGCCAGTTGGACCCGCCACGCCCTGTATACCTTGAATGCCTTGCACACCCTGTGGCCCGGTCGGACCGGTGTCACCCGTCGCGCCAGTTGGTCCAGTCGGACCCGCTGTGCCAGCCGCGCCGGTATTGCCAGTTGGTCCGGTCGGCCCTGCGACACCCTGTATGCCCTGTGCGCCAGTTGGGCCTGTTGGGCCAACGTCGCCTTGCACACCCTGCACACCTTGGACGCCCTGCGGACCAGTGGGGCCAACATCGCCTTGTATGCCTTGCGCTCCAGTGGGACCGGTCGGCCCTGCAACGCCTTGGATACCTTGTGGACCGGTGGGGCCGGTATCGCCTTGGATACCCTGCGTTCCCGTCGGTCCTGTCGGTCCTGCTGCACCTTGTACGCCTTGGATGCCTTGCGGCCCCTGTGAACCAGTCGGACCAACGTCACCTTGGATGCCTTGTGGACCGGTAGGGCCAGTTGGACCAGCCACGTTAGACGCCGCGCCAGTTGGGCCAGTTGCGCCGGTTGGGCCAGTAGGGCCAACCAATCCTGCCGACTGGATAACAACGATTAACTGGTGATTGTTGCTGAAATTGCTGGTGCCGGTGCCGCCCGAAGTTATGAACGTTACCGGAATCCTAACGTAACTATTTGACACGACGGTTGGCGTTCCGTTGACTTCCCATTTTTGGAAGTTGGCGGAGTTGTTTTTATCCTGCAATACAACCGTATCGCCATCTTTGATAAACGCTAAAAAGATGTCGATGTCTAAACCACCTTGTTCAAGATGGCTTAAAGTAATTTCCGTTGCGGAAATTTGCGTTGTGTTATTCCAATACAAATGCCCATTAGTCGGCACGCCGCTGGTCGCATTTGTGTCGGCTTGATACTCATAGAAACTAGACGACTGACCGTCAACACCCGCCGCACCTGTGGGGCCAGTTGGCCCGGCTACCGTCGATGCTGCGCCAGTTGGTCCCGTAGGCCCGGTATTGCCAGTCGCGCCCGTGGGGCCTGTGTTGCCCTGCACACCTTGGATACCCTGCGACCCTTGCGGTCCAGTCGGGCCAGTGTCGCCAGTTGCGCCCTGCGCGCCCGTGGGGCCGGTAGGGCCAGCAACGTTAGATGCTGCACCAGTCGCTCCGGTTGGTCCGGTATTGCCTTGCGCGCCTTGCGGACCCGTGGGACCGGCTACGCCCTGGGCGCCGGTTTCACCTTGGATGCCTTGTACGCCCTGTGGTCCAGTCGGACCCGGCACAGTCGATGCCGCGCCCTGTGCGCCCGTCGGGCCAATGTCACCCTGCGGACCGGTTGCGCCGACGTTGCCAGTGGGACCAGTGGGACCGCTAACGCCTTGGATGCCCTGCGGTCCAGTCGGCCCCACAACGCCCTGTAAGCCTTGTATACCTTGGACACCCTGTGACCCGGTTGGTCCGATGTTGCCTTGTGCGCCCTGACTGCCGGTCGGTCCCGTAGGCCCAATCGCGCCAGTGTTGCCTTGTGCGCCAGTTGGCCCCGTGGCACCCGTTGCGCCAGTTGAACCCGTGGGGCCAGTCGGACCCATCGCGCCAGACGGACCAGGCGCGCGAACAATGACGTTTTGCGTCGTTTCTTCTACAACAATATTGTTTAAGGTTTCATCGACAATAACCGTGGTGGTCGTCATCGCGTCACCTCGGCGTCAACTGTAAATTGTCCCTGCACCAATCGAGTGACGACCGCGCCGGTTACCATTTCAAGATCGTAGACGTAGCAACCCGCCGCCACTGCTGCGGTTTGCGTTGCCGTCGCCGTCACTGTGATGGTTCCCGCTGCACCACCTAAAGCAATGCCGCCGTTCTCCGTCGTCAACGAAAGCAGCGTCGACGCATTGTCGATGGTCGCGCGCACTTGCATACGTCCCGTATACATTGACAGGTTAATCGGAACGCCGGTCGAATCTTGCCAAGTGAATACGCGCGTGAAGGTTGAACCCTGATCGCAAACGATGTCGTGTGTACCGGCCATGTTAAACCCCCGGTGCTACATTTTGTGGTGCCGTACCGCCCGGAAGCGTTACGCCTACCGAAGCAATCAATTCTTCTTCGGCGGCGCGCTCGCGCAATACGTCTTCGATGTCTAGTCCGCGTTCGGCGAGTGCTTGTGTGCGCGTCATCAAACCGTTGTTAATGGCGACAATCTGCGCTTCGGCTTCGCTGCGCGGGTCAACCCATTGCCAGCCACGCGGCACCCATTGCGTTGCGGAAAACTTAAAGTATTTGTTTCCGGGGAGCGGTACCGCACCAAAGTCGAGTGCGTTACGCAACCACCGCAAGTATACCGGCTCGCAAAAGTGTTCGATCATCCAAGCCTGTACAACTCGCCATTGGTCGCGTTCTTCCAGCAAACCCTGTCGGATACTGCTGTAACTGACCGCTTCCAAGTCGTTAGCGAGTGACGTATACGAAACGCCTAGACCCGACGCAATACCGCGCAACATCGCCTTTTCGAATTCACGAAATGCGGTCGAGGGATGCTGCGGGTCGTATTGCTTAAAGTCGACGCCAGCCGGGAGTTGCATAAACTCGCCGGGTTGCGCGTTCATGTTCAACGTGCCATCGGCGTTTTGTCCGTCGGCTTGGAATTCGTCGCCAGACTCGCTAACAAAGAAACCCATTTTCGATGCGCCTATACGCGCTGCGACTAGTTCGGCTTCTTCGTAGCCGCCCAACATTTTAAGTCGCGTCATCGCCGTAGCGGTCCACGGCGTACCGCGCGTTTGACCGATGCGGTCTTGCCGGAACGCGTGAATCATGCGCTCCGCTGGAATGCGAACCGTGCGGACGTACTGACCGGAAAACTGATAGTCGTCAGGATGTTTTGTCTTGACGTAATACGCTGTCGGTCGACCGGTCGCGTCTACCTCGATTCCCATACGAATCTGCGACCCATCGGGCAAGACTTCGTTTTTGTCTTGGTCGATCAAGTCAGCGTCGACAAACTGCAAGCGGAAGTGATACGGGTTTGCATCGTCCTCGACGAACAACACAAAACACTCGCCGTCACGCGCTACGGTTTCAATGAATACTTTTTGTGCGTCGACCCACGACATACGGCCATCGACCGTGCAGACGCCGGGTTTACCCCATAGGTAAAACTCCCGCTCTAAAATCTGGTTGGCGACTTGATCCAGTACGCCGTTCGGCTCACGCGCGCGAACCTGTAGCGTGATGCCCTTCGGGCCTACCACGTTGGCCGCGACCAAATCCAAGTAACGCCGTGCGTAATCGTTGTTTTGCGTTAAGTCGCGCGACCGTGCGCGCATGGCCTTCAACGTATACCGGATGTCCGCATCTGCCGACTTGGTTTGCGTCATCCAGTCATTGAACAATCGACCCGTGTTCGCGGCTTCAAATGCCCGTTTGCGTGTCGGCTTCGGCGTTCGCTTGAAAAGGTCTAATAACTTCATACGGTGAACCTCACACGAACCGTCGCATTAGAGCCTAACCCACGCGCGAGTTTCTCGGCTTGCTTTTCGCGGTTTACTTCACCCTTCAACCGCTCGCGCTCCGTGAACAAATCCGCACGACTCCAACGCGACAAACTGCGTCCTGCAATCGAGTATGACGCCGCTGCAATGTTGGTCGGGTCTTTTAAATACGCTTCGATGTTGTCCAGTGCGATTTGCGCGAATGAACGCGGATCGTCGCTCGATGTTGCCTTGTTGGGATTGACCGTAAACGATCCGTACCCGACTTCAACGCGCGACGAATCGGACGTGCGCGTAATGTAGGCGTTCCAGTGATATTTGCCCGGTTCGTAATTTGCCGTTGTGCTAGATGCCACCTCGACCACATAACTATCGGCACCCGCCGACGCGCTAATGGCGATTCGTTCGCCGGTAATCTCACGCCTTGCAATATAGGAAAGTGAATACGCCGACGATGGATAGTCGGAGATTAGGTCGGTTCGCTTCCACGCCCAACGGTCCCCCGCCTGTAACGTGTCCGGTTCGATGACCGGGTAATTCGTGCTATCAAATTGGTTCGCCATATTATCTCCACCCGTTTACCCAACCACCGCCGCCCCTTGGACGTTGCGGTGTTGGCCGACGTATGACCGGTTTCGGTGTCTCGACTTGCTGCACGACTTCCGGTTGTACAACCGGTGCCGCGACTTTTCGATTCGGAAGTATCATCGGGCCACCTCGACCAATGTATGCCGCGTAGGCGTACACCAAACAGTCGAGTGCCTCCGTTCTAGCCCCAGACGTGCGCGGTCGGTAACTTCGCACACGTCGACCCTGCACCATGCGGTAGATTAGCGTTTCGGATGTTAACTGATCGAAGTACACGTCATCGACGCTAGACGGGAAGTGAACATAACCCGCACCCGCTTGCGTAACGCGCTTCAATCTTCCAAACAATACGTCTTTCGCCGTATCGACGCCGACAATAAAAACTTGTGCCGACGTTCGCCCCGCCCGTCCCGCGCGTTTCGGCCAGATTAACCGACCGAATCCGCCCGCACCTTTGATAGCCCAAACCCTCCGGGCCTTTCGTTTTGCGGCGTATGCGTAAACCTGTTGTGTAAAGTGACCGCCAGAGTCAATCGCAACGGCTTCGACCAGCAACCCGCGCCCGTCTTCGGTTTTGCGTTGTTTGCCGATGAACCCGTCTAAATCGGACCACAGCGATTCGGACCCAGGATCACCCCGTAAGACGGCGTGTTCCACGATCCACATTTCTTCGTCACGGCCAAACGCCACGACGGTTGCTTCTAGTCGGTCGTCCTGCACGTCGACGCCTACGGTCAGCATCATAGCCGCCGCTGGTATCGTGTCTGCCGTGTACGGTTCGCGTCGTGTCGCCAGTCCAACCGACTCGACTTGCTCGCCGCGTTCCTCGTAGGTTTCGCCTAGTGCCGTGTTAATCCACGTCTGTAGCGTTTCTGGAAACCGTTTTGCTTCCACAAACGCCACGGCCATATCAGCCCATGTCGACCACGGCGAATACAACTCGCTAATGTGAAACGATGCGATACCGCGAAACGGTTTCGTCCCGCGCCACTCACCTTGCCGTAGCATTTCCGCCTTGTCGGCTTCCGTTAGTAGCGTTCCACATGAAACGCAAACGTACTGTGCCGCTTCCGGCTGGCCTTCGGGCCACTTCACTTGCGCCCACATTAGCCGCTGAAACTCGCCGCAATGCGTACACGGCACGTAGTAGTAACGCTGGTCGCCAGTATCGAATCCCGCTTCGACGCGGCTAGAACCTTTAATCGTCGGCGTTGATCCTGCCAAAATCTTACGGTTCCAGAATGTTGCGGTACGCTTGCGACCCAAACTAATCGGATCGCCTTCGCTACCAGCCGACGCCGGGTAACGGTCCACTTCGTCGAACATCACCACACGGATGGGACGTGACGCTAGACCCGAAGGACTATTCGCACCCGCAACGGTTAAGTGTCCGCCGGTAAACTTTTTGTGCAACAGCGTATTGCCACTGTCGCGCGACTTCGGGTCGGCGATACGTTCGGTCAATGCCGACGTATCCCGAATCATCGGTGCCAGTCGATCCTTGCTCCATGCCTCCGCCATTTCTAGCGTTGGCTGGACTAGCAGCATCGGTGCCGGGTCTTGGTGGACGTGGTACCCGATGACGTTGTTAATAATCTCGGTCCAGCCGACTTGCGCCGACTTCATCACCCAGACTTCGCGCACCCGTTCATCGGCTAGTGCGTCCATGATGCCGCGCTGGTACTCGGCGCGCGCGGTACGCCAGATGCCCGGTTCGGCGGAAGACTCGCTAGACAGTCTCCGATTCGCGTCTGCCCACTGACTCACGGTCAGTGTCGGTGGCGGTTTCATCGCCTCCCGACAACGGGCCAGTATCAGATGAAAGTTCGTCGAGAATGGCGACGACTTCCTGTCGGATGATTCCGACGATAACGGTCGGCTCGTTGATGTTGACAAGTTGCGGTCCAAGTTTATTCGGTGTACCTAGTAGTTTCTGTCGGACAGTACCCAGTATATCCGCCCACAATGACGCAATCGCTTGCGCTTCGCACAATTCGCCACGTCGCACCCGGTTTTCGGTTTCGACTTTTTCCGCTTGCGCTGCGGCGAGTCGCTCGCGCTGGTTGTCGTACTCACCACCGCCGCCAAGTTTGGCGACGTAGTACGCGACCAGTGCGGGACCCGGATAACTTCCATCCGCGTTACGCGGACAGTCGACCCAATCGCGCAACGTGCGCGGCGCAATCGACAGCAATGCCGCCGCTTGGATTTGTGTTAGTGCGTTCAAACTCATGGGCAAATTCTATTGCAGGACGGCGGCTAGTGTTACTTTATATCTAGG